TTCAACCGAGTTGTCTTCCAGATTGAGGCGGTTGAACGGTTCCTGCACTCGCCCTGCTTCCTGGTTACTCATGACATCGGAAGCAGAAGGCCCTTCTTTGAATTCCTGGCGCTTGACGATACCGATCTTGTAGGTTTCGTTGAGCAGCTGGTTCAAACCACGCGTCACGGTGCCGTCTTCACCGGTGATACTTTCAAAGCCGACATCGATGGCGCGTTTCAATTCGTCGATCTTGCCCTGGTGCTCGCCCATGATTTGGGCAGATCGGGCAGGATCAGAGTTATTGTTCCCCTTGATCCGCTGCTGATAATCACGGATCAGGATTTCAGCGGCGTGCTTGTACGACGCTTCTTTGGAAAGGGGGTGAACACTGTCGACTTGGCGAGCTTTGTGTTCCAGCCACTTGCCCCACGAAACGAATTCCATGTCTTCTTCACGGACGTTTCGTGTTTCTTCATTGGAGAAGGCGTCCTTGTACTCTGAGGTATAAGGACTGCTGTCAATGAAGTTTTCATAGTTGGCTTTTTCAATGTTCGAGTTCACATTGAACGGACGTTCAAAAGCCGTTGATTGCCGGGTGCCGGTCGCTGACCAGCGAGCCGATTGAGGGTTGGCCATGGGTACCGACTGGTAGCCCGAGTAATCAAATTCTTTTTGGGTTCCATCGTAAGTGGAATCCAAACCCTTCGTGCCGGTGTCTGCCCGGGATTCAGTGGGATCGAACGGATCCTCGATCTGTGCAGCCCGGCGACCAGGTGCTTCAAATTCCGAGGCTCCCAGTTCCATCGCTTCTCGTAACTCGTCCTCGATGGTATCGCCGATGGTCGGGTTGTACTCGTCCTCGGCCAGCTCGGCGTCGGCCTCGTCCATCTCCTCCGGGGTCGTCTTGTTCAGGTTGTGCCCCATGAGAATCTTGTCGATCATCGTTTCCAGTTCGATCGCTCGCATCTCGGCGGCGACCCGATCTTCTTTACCGCCCAGTGCTGTGATGAAATCTTCACGCATATCAGTGCGGAAACGACCCAGGCGATCCGTCAGGATTTTAGCGTTCTCATCAGCTGGATCAATATCACCGGCACGCCCTTTCTCGATCAGTGTGGCTTTCAGGTAATCCGTAATAACCCCTAGTTCCTGGCCACGCTGATCAGATGAGTAGCGCTTGTTCTTGAATTCGTGGATCTCGTTTGCGAGATCGGAGAAACCATGCCCCCGTAGCACATCGGGTAAGCCCTGCAAGAACTTGCTACTCATCTCCTCGTTAATTTTCAGGTTGGCGAAGTTTGCGCCCATCTGAGAATCCGGCACGAGATCGATCTTGTTAATTAGGTCGACACCCAGTTCAGCGCCACGGCCGATACCGTGGCCCATGCTACCGCCGACCACGCCACCGAGAAATGCGTCAATCGCAGCGGTGAGCCCTTCGGTTGTGGGTAGGTCGGGATTCTGGAGATGGAGTGAGAAAGCTTCCAGTTCACCCTGTAAAACTTCAGTTGCTCCTTCCTCGACCGCGTTGAGCGCAAGTAACCCTTTGTTAGTGGTCGCGCCCTGCAGTTTCGTGGGAAGTCCCATTTTCTGTCGCCCCTGGGCCAGGACTTTTCCACCGACTCGACCACCAATTAGGGTCGGGACCAGGCCCTCGAGGGCCAAAGAACCGGCAGTTGTCATGTTCGCCGCCTTCTCCCGATCCTCAACAGAGTGTGTTGCGATCTCCGGATCAGTGTCCTGGCGATGGGCAATGCTACCTTTGGTCTGCTTGGCCATCGGGATGATGCCACCGGTAAAAGCACCTCCGTACTTGGCTGCCTTAGCCAGGTAACGAAGCTTGCCCAAGGGCGTGAGAGATAGAGCTGACGCCACAATCCCGCCTGCGGTGCCGCCCAGGACGCCGCCTGCTGTCGATTGAATGACGGACTCTGCCACTGACCCTCCCAGCTCACCAGCGTACTGTCCTGCGTCTCTGAGGGACCTCACGTTGGCAAAAGACTCGACTCCCGGTGCAATCGCATTGGCCTGGGCGCGTTTGGCGTCTGACTCTGCTCTCAGGCGCCCGTACTCCGGACCATCGCCTCTTACCTCGGCACGACGGGCATCGGCATAAGTCTTGTCAGCTTCGGCGTGAAGACCCGTGCGGCGGAAAGAGTCGGTGATTGCGTCGAAAATCCCCTTCGGATTTACCGGAGGTGGAACGACTGGAGGGACCGCGGCGGCTTCGGGCCCCGGAGTCTCAGGAGTATTTTCGAGTTCATCGAAGCCTTGTGGCTGCTCAACAGGAGCCTGCGGTTCGCGCAGTGTGTAGCGATCCTCAAGTTCTGCGCGTCGCTCAAGGTTTCCAGGCTGGGTCATTTACAGTTCGTCTTCGGGAGTCCATTTCTTTTTACCGGCTTTCTTAGCCTTCATGGCTGCAACCCGGGCGACGACTTCCTTGGCTGGATTCTTGGCTTGCGATTGGCGTGCCATCGAGCGCAAGGTAGCTTGTTTTCCCAAGATCGCTACACGCTGCTTGAAACGCTTTTTGCCTTCTTTACTGAGTAACGATGCCATTATCTGACTCCTTGACGACGGAAGGCTTCATCGTTGAGCCTTAATCCGGACTGTTCCAATTCCTGCTGAAATTCTTCCTGGCTGATCACATCATTGTTACCACGCAATCGGATCATGCGTGAACCAGGCTCGTTCCAGAGTTGCTGAATCCATGCACCCAGCTCATCCATTCCCTGTTGTGAATCCCATGTAGCACCGGACAGTTTCACAATAGCGCGCCCGAGGCTCGGATCTTCGATCTCGATCTCGCCGCTTTCGATCATTCCGAGGAAAGTCTGCGCCACTTCGCCGGGCTCTGTTTCCTGGATCATGTTATCCAGCGCCGTGTCGACACCCTTCGGATAAATCTTGCGCAGTTCGCTGACCATCGATGCGCCAATGATCCCGGTCTCACGATCCGAGTTGGACATATCCGGATCGTCAAAGATTCCGGCCTGGGTAGCGATTTCGCTCATACGCCTGTTCAGGCGCGAGGGTCCGTCTTTACCGGCGGGTGCCAGGCGATCGATAACCGTCTGAGTCTCTTTGCGCCCGCGATCAAGCCGAGCGTCCTGATTGCGTAGCTGGCCATCACGGAACTTGGCAACATCGAGGGCATCGTAGCCCATGTTGCTATCGTCCAGGGCGCCCGGATCGGAACGCTGGCGCAGGCCATATTTGGCTGAAATCTGTGCCAACACCACGGTCTGGTAAGCCTCGGCCCGTTCGGTATATTCCCGCCGCTTACTGCGTTGCGGTGCACCACGCAACTCGTTGGTTGGGTCAACGGCCATGGCGACCGCTTCCGGCGTCAACATGGACTGCATTTCCTCGGCCGCCATTGAGCGAGTCGCTTCTTCACGCTGCATCAGTGCAGCACGTCGTTGGATCGGATCTTCCATCTGGCCGATTTCTTCAATGCTGGGCAGGCCGTCCATCGGGCTGGGTGGAGCGACGCGGCCCTCGAGGGCGCGTACATTGGAACCCGGCAACGGATCATTGGTACCTCGGGTTGCTTGACGGAAACTGTTATCCACATTGCGGCGCAGTTGTTCAAGCTCCTTGATCCGATAGCTTCGGTTGCGATCTTCCATCCGTTTGACACCGCCCAGTACACGTATGCCCATACCAGGGCCAGTGTTATTCGCGGGTCGTGGCGGCAGAGGCCGGCCGCCTGCGATCTGGACTCGTGGGCCAGTATGAACAGGCGTACCCCGATTAACCAGAGTGGCAAGTTCATTGGTTGCGGCTTCGTTCCGGCGCAAGTGATCCAGTGTGGAGTCAATCGCCTGTTGTCCCCATTGCGGCGTGTTTCGGCGCAAGTCAGCGTCGAGCGAGGGAATGGTTTCCTTGCTGACGACGGAACCTTCCTGCGGCATGTCGGTGAACAGCATAGAGCCATCGGGCTGCAAGCGCCGGCGGATCTCGCCGCCTCCTGCACCGAAAGGCTCGCCATCAGGACGGTATTCCTGCAACGTGTCGACTGCGGGGCCGGCGGCTTTGATCGGACGACCAGTCTCATCGTACTGAACCAGGGGCGCCACGCCCTCAGTCTGTCGGAGTCCGATCTGCTGTTGCAGGTCCGGATTCACACCCGCCTGTTCCAGGGCGGCGGTGACATTCTCCGGTGACTCCATACTCAGTTCATCAGCAGCCGCGGCGAAGCCTTCACGCTGTGTCGCGTAATCCTGGCCGGCGATGTCTTGCTCATTGAGTCCACCACGAAGGGCCTGCATATCCTGTAGAGTCTGCGAGCCTTGGCCGACTGGGATGTCCGCAGCGGTCACCGCGCCGGTCAATTTGGCGTCGGAATCTGCACTGAGTCGTTCCAAGTCTGCGCCGCGCCCGGTCGGGGCTGCCTCGGGGAAGTTACTTTCAGTGGGTGCACGCAGACTGATATCTGCCAGTGGCTTGAACCCAAAGAGTTCCTTGGCGTTGTACTTGGCAGCTTCACTGACGTCGGTGCGATCCCACCATTCACCGAGTCCACCGGCATAACGGCGCGGAGTCGGTACCCAACTGGGCAGATCCCACTCGTTCTCGAGGCCGGCCGCATCAGTGCCAACAGGTGCCAGTGGGCCGAGCTGGTCTTGAGTACGCAGGTTCTCGGCTCGTTCGGTATCGGCATCGAGGGACTTGTTCCCTACATAGCGTGCGCCTTCTTCGGCAGCACCGGCAATAAGCGAGGGGCTGCGAATGATTTTGCCAATCATGCTCGCGCCTTTAGGCACGGGCGGTTTCTTCGCTGGCGGCGGTTCGTATGGAACCATTTGGCCTGTTTTGACGATATTCTTGCCACCGCCACCGCCACCGGCTGCGGTTTTGGGAGCTTTGACCTTCTCAACTTTGGCCTTGACCTTTTCAGCCGTGGATTCGGCACTGGCTTTTACTTTCTCAGCGCCCGCTTTAACCTTTTCGGTTCCTGCCTTGGCAGCTTTTTCGACCTTCGGTTTGTTGGTTTCGACGGTGCTTTTGACCTTGTCCTTCACCTTGTCGGCAACATTTTTTGCACCCGCTTTAACCTTGGGTGCATTTGTCTTGGCTGTCTCTTTCACCTTGTCAACGGCTTTCTTTGCACCCGCTTTGGCTTTAGCGGTAACCTCGGGGGCCTTGGCTTTAGCCCTTTCTGCGGCAGCTTTCGCCTGTGCAACCTTTTGCCTGGCGATTCGCTTGGCTTCTTCTATAGCCGCTTTTCTTTCAGATTCAGTAGACATAATCGTTCCCTGTTAAGCGCATTCGCCCCATGGGGCTCCCTGGAAAGCATCTCCAGCTTCGAGGTTCTGCACAATACTTGCGTCCTGGTTAATGGCACAAGATGTCGTGTGCCCACTGCTGACTGTAGCCGATTCGGAATACTGGAAGCTTTCGCTCAAGTTGCCCGAAGCACTGGAACTACCGGAACCGCTGATGCTGGCGCCAACGTGCATGGCTGCCAGTGAACCGCCAACGACTTGCGTTGCCAGCTGGCCCGAGGAAGCTATTGCGCCTTGTGCCAGGCGCGCCTCCTCGATGACTCGGCGCAAGTTAACCTCGCTCAGCGAGATATTGGCACGGTAGTTTTCAATTTGGGTGTCGTTCCAGCCATCCCATACAGCCAACTCAACCCGTCCCATTGCTTCCTGCAGCCCAGCTTCCGCATTATAACGGGAAGTGAGCGCTTGATACCCGGCAACGTTTGCCTGGATACCAGCTAAAACAGTCTGCGACTGGGCGTTGAGTCCCTGCACCTGGCCAATGTACTTGCGGATATCCGCTTCGTACTTGCCAATGTTGGCCTCGACAGCACGGGCTTCGGCGGTGACACCAGAGGCGATCCCGCTGATGTGCGCAGCATAGGCCCGGGCCTCGGCCTCGGTGATGGAAGTCTTGGCGACTTCACCTTTGATCTGAGATTCGTAGGCGTCGAACTTGGTCTTTTCAGCCGAGACCAGTGCGGCGTAAGCGTCGACTTCTTTGCCGAATGCATCGACACGGACGCCGTCCACTTCGACCCGAGTCTTCACGGCCATCAGCTCGGCAACGTACAAGTTGACCTCGGTTTGCAGAGCACCAATTTGTGCGACGTAGATGTCAACCAGGTTCTTGTTGATCTCCGTCTTGGCTAACTCAGCATCCACTTGGGCTTTGTACAGCTCGACCTCTGCAAGTTTGCCCTCGATCTGTGCCTTGTAAACTTCGACCTGAATCTTGACTGCCTCGAAAGCTGCCAGATACGCCTGCACCTGGTAGGAGTACAACTGGATCCCGAATTGGACCGTTAACTGTTGAGCCATGAACAGGCGTTCCTGGGCAGCCAGGAACAGGTCGACATATAAACGTTCAGCCTGGATTCCGGCTGTCGTTGCGAAGCGTAGATTTTCCAGCTCCGCTTCCATTGATTTGATCAGGATGGTGCGGTTGAGAGTCGACTTGGTACGATCGCGCTCATCTCGCAGCGCATCGATGCGACTGAGCAAGACGCCCGGGGGTACGACGTACCCACGACTGGCGAAAGTATCCTCGACTTCCTGCACGGCCTGGTGCGCGATCCGATCCTCGCGGTCGGCCGCTTCTCGGTACATACCATCCTGCACATCGGCACGGATGCCCGTTCCACCGGCGAAGAACACGCGGATCTGTGCCATAACATCGTCCATGATTTGGGCGACATAGGTTTCACCAGGCCAGCTGATCCCGGCAGTTGGCGGGGGCGGCATGGTGAAGTCGGGCAGTATTGGCGTAAAGTCCTCGATGACGATCGTCGGGGACGGTGGAATCGTGATACCCAGTAACTCAGGCAGCATAACTTCGCCCAGCAAGGGAGGCGGTGGGAATTCTGGCGTAGCGACTACAGGCGCAGGACTCGGCGGCGGCCCGATGGTATAGGGCGGCGGCGGAGGGATATTGATCGAAATGTAAGTCGGATCATATTCCGGAAAATTCGGAACGTTGACCGTCGTATCCCCTGAGAAGCTGGGATCTGGCGGCAAATTCCAGCCGGGAACTTCGCCCCAGTTACCGGGGCCGAAATCTGGAATCTTGAAATCGTAATCGAACGTAGAGTCCAGTTCAGGGGGATTCACTGGATCGGTAGGCAGGAGGATTTTCCAGTTGCCCAGTTGTGTAATAGCTGTATCGGCCTTGGCGAGATAGCCGGTCAGGATGCCTTCGATCTGGTCGATTTTACCCGTTACAAAGTCACCTACTTCCCAGGTAAAAGCATTTGCATTGACGAAAGGATTCACTTCTCCGGGCGGTGCGCCGAAGTCTCCACCACCACTGGTTACACCGATGAGTCCTGTGTAGTCGTGAAGGGGATGGTCGTCCGGATATTCGTTGTGCGACATTACAGCCTCCGATTTGATATGTCGACGTTAGCCGAAATATCGTAAATCTGATGCCACTTGCCAGAGACATTACGTAGTGTAAATCTCCAGAAGCGGCTCTTTAAACCGCGTCCTGTCCTTATGCGGTTATTTCTCGGGGCATCTGCATCTCGTTCGATCAGGTCGTATGTGTACTTCGGTACTGGCTGGTTATAAGTCTCGATGTCCAGCTCCAGTTGTCCGCCAGTATATCCTAGATATACGTCACGTAAGCGCTTGAGGTAAGTGGAATTCCAATCCAGTAAACCTGTCACCACTTCGCTTTGAACTTTTGTGCCGCTGTCTCTGTCATCACCGGAGCGCCCGAGCAGGAATAAACCTTCCGCAGAGGAACCCAGCAGCAGGCCCTTATATTCGATCATCGAAGTGAACTCGAAATTATCGTAGAACGAAGGCGCACCAGTCTCGACGTTCATAACCCAGGCCATGGCCCTCGGGTCACGGGCATAAAGCGTGTCCAGTACCACCACGGTTTCGAGGAGTGAATCGACTGAACTGCTGGGCCCATGGGCCAGAGTGTCGAGGACTATGACTGTATCCTGGAGCGAATCAGCGAAGACGCCGGCAAACGCATCCCGTACGAAATCAATCGGGGTAACTGAATCGACGATTGAATCGACGACGGTACCCGTAGCATCGAAGATTACATCCTCTACGGAAATTACTTCGTCCAGGGTATCGAGGAAAGCCGTATTGATGCTGTCGACAACTTCGACTGATTCGACCAGCGCATCGAGGACGGTTCGGTATTGCTCTACCTCATCGAGGATTGTGACAGTTTCGTTGAGCCGTTCAACAAATGCCTGGTTAATTGTTTCGGAGACACGCACTGTCTCGACGATCGCATCGAGGGCTGCACCTTTCGCCGCGTCTTCGACCGTGACTGACTCGACAATGTGATCTGCGTAAGCGGTAGTTTGCCCCACGGAATCGAGTACTGTGACAGTATCGAGAAGCGGTGAAGTCGTTTCATCCAGGCCAAGGCCATCATCGACCTCTACTGTTTCGCCGATGGCATCAAATACAGATTGAGCCAGTTGGTCGTCAACATCGACGCTATCGAGGATCGTGTCACCGGGGCCGGCATAAACACCGGCAGCGGGGGTAGTCGTAGTAATGGTGACGACGCCAGTGGCTACTACATTTAGCGCCCGAACTACGGTGGAGACGAACTCAGGAGCAAGCTCCACGGTGGGGCAAGTGATGACTCTATCACGCGTTACGGTGGCAGCATTCGTTGTGACTGTGCATGCGGCGGTAGTCGCAGTGAGATTAAGAGTAGCCATGGCGGTAGTTTACCTCATCAAGGGCCATTTATGCCGACGAAAGAAAGGGTTCGGTGAGTCGAATGGTCTCCATCAGAAGGCATTCCGGGCCAGGTACCCTCTGCTTCAACTTCCAACTCACTCTCGTACATATCAGACGGATTAATGGTTTTGGTCGGGTTGGTATAAATCGCAGCCTTGGGACCCGTTGTGGAGTACTGGAAAAACTGGTACTGGAAATTTAGGATTCCAAAAGACCAATCTTCGTGCGCTTTGCTGTACGAAGGGAACTTTTTCACATGCCCTTTGAAGCCAGGACATACCAGCCAGCTCTCGAAGCTGGTTGATCCTTCACCATGTTGCGTTACCACGCCAGTCCTATAACCTACGGTTGATGCTACTGATTTCAGGGTTGTATAGTCTCCGGCGTTCCCTTCGGGCGCCTGAGTACATGGGCCGGCTGCAACGGACCACGGAACAGAATCCGCAATATGGTTGCAGCCTTCCGGCTCGAGGCCAAAGGTAAAATAGCCGTCGATCCAGACGCCCTCGCTCGGGCTATTTTCACAACTAGGAGTATCCGGGTGTTCAGACACATCGTAGCCGCCTATGATGTTGGTGCAGGCGGCGGAAGTTGTGAGCCACCCTTGAGAGGCGTATGGATGAACCTCGGTAGGGGGATCAGGCGGATACGGGACGCCGGGCGGATAAGGCGCATTCGGATCCCCTTCTTCGACCGACCAATTAACGCCTGCCCAAATATGCGGGTAGGTTTTGTACCGAAAACGCTGGATACAATTTACATCTTTTTGAGGAGCTCGCACATCGAAGCGATAAAAGAAGTACCCCGCTCGCGCATACGGGTTAATCAATATAGCGGTCGCTTTGCGAGGGTAAGGCCTGAGTACAAATTGGTAGGTCGTTTCAGCCCATATCTGCCAGAAACAGGCTGTGCCTGCACACCACTCTTCCATTTGCTCACCGCTAGAACCAGTGAGCCGCATGTAATCCCCATCAGTTGTATGGATAGAACTCACTACTCGGGGGATTTCCGAAGTGTAGCTGCTGTCTGTATAAGCCCAAACTCCTGTCGGGCCTCCGAAAGTTCCGTCAGCGCTATAGTCATATCTCCCCGAGCCTGACTTGAATTCGTTAGGGCTACAGGAAAAGTTTCCCCGGCTTGTTTTTTCCTGGGTTGTATTAGCTGTGTAATGTATTTCTGACCAGTGATCCTCCATCCAGGCAACCCAAATAACCTGGTCAACATCTCCACTACCTGGAAAATCCCCTCCCGAAGGACTGTAGGGATTCATGTTGACGTACCTACGGTTATCCGTATTGTAGAAATAGATCCCTGAACCGCCGTATCCGGTGCTTTGGACCGGTATATCCAGGTAACCAGAATCGATTTCTTCAATCTTCGCTGACCCTGTAGGCACTTGGCCGGAGACATTGATAGTGAAGGTCATCTTCAAATAATGGTTGTTGAAATAGCCTTGGTCTTCCAGAGTGTCGTAATTACATATCCGTGCTTCATTACTTGCGTCAGAGAAAGACCAGCCAATCCAGTGCGCATCGGCGTATTGATAATGGTCGTCGGTGAAATAGAGCTGGTAGTCCTCGGGGCTGAGTAACTGTATAACGGTGCCGTCAGCAATCAGACCCGAAACATCGTAAGGAAACGATTCGCCACTGGGATATCCGCCCAGTTTCCGGATAACTTTAGCGCCTTCGGGATCGAGGGATTTGATCTTGACAAATTGAGTACTGAGCATCGGCAGTTTACGGGCGATGATTCCGTTCGCGTAACTACATTCAATCAGCCAGAGCTTACCTTTTGAATCGCGGCCAATCCCATGAGAGCGTTCATAAAGCCAGTCGTATTGAGGTTGGAAACCATAGGTTCGTACGGCTGATTTGTAGTCCGGGTCTGTTCCTGTAGGAAGGAGTCTTACTCGTGTATCGCCATCAGTATTGAACGTTCCATAGGCCATAGTCACTGCGACTGCTTCGGCTAGAAGTCCGGTAAACCGGCAAGGCCGAATCATGTCTGTCTGTGAAGTTTTGTCCGATCCACCTGGCGGCCGTTCACTGGGTCCAAGACGATCAGCATACTGCGGATCCTCGAGGTTTTGTTCCATCGTCAATGCCTGGCGAGACACCACCTGGTAATCAAGTCCTTCGGGAAAATCTTTCGGGTATTGCTTGAAGGTTGCTTTGGTCGGTTTGAACTCCGTCATAAACGGATAGTTGTTTGTCGGCCTGGTCGGATCCACCGCGCCGTAAAGGATATGGTGGATGTGGGCCATGCCACTCCAGAGGGCTACAGCAGGGTATTTTTCTTTTTCCCTTTCCTTTTCAGGTGGGGTAATTTCTTCTTCGGGTTCTTCCGGTAGGGGGACACCGGCGTAGATATTAAGTGCGTGCACACCAGCATCTACGCGCAAAAGCGCGTAGGTGTTGGTGTCTTCATCGAGGACCACACGACGCTGGTAGGTAGAGTACCCCGCGTCTTCCGCTATCGAAACTGTTCTCGCCAGCTCGGAGAGGCCTGGACGAGTAAACAGTTTGCCGTGTTCCTTATCCCCGAAGTACCGGATATAAGGGACAAGTCGAGCCACGATTACGGAGTATTGAAATCGATTCCGTAACGCAGGCTATAGTCGTCCGCATCAGCCAGCACACGAGTTGCTGTGAATCTTGACGCAGCGGCCAGAACCCCGCCCGTACCCGCTTTCACGTTGCTGGACAAGATGCCCGCGCCGGTAACGTTGACTGCACCGACGATCGTGTAAGCTGCTGGTGCGGCAGCGTTGTCTACAGTGACATTGACCTCATCGACAGCATCCGGAGTCCAGACTGGCCGGGTACCTTCTGAATACTCGGTAGTCAACTCCGTCGCGTTGGCCGCGAAGTTGGCCGCGGTCCACGCCGCCAAAACGGTAGCAGCTCCGTTGAACGGCGCAACGTACCAATCGGTTGGCTGAGCTTCCTCAGTCATGGCCGCTTTGAGCATGTAGACCAAACCTTCGGTCACAACCAGGTTGTGCCCGGCCAGCTGGAAAGGAGCCCCATTGATGGAGTCGTGGAAAACGCCCTGTGCAAGGACGCTCGCTCGGGGAAACAGGATTCCGGTATCGGCAAACTCAAACTGGAAGTTGGCGATGTACCGGAGAAATTCTCTTGCGTGCTTAAACATGTATTTCTCCTAATTAATAACGCTCTCAATAGCGGTACCAGTACCTAGCCAGCTATTAGAGTTTACGGGAAAAATCGCTTGCTTCATGCCGTTGTATTGCGTGAACACGGCCGCAGCGACTTGGTACGAAGGTAGGTCGAGTTGGTTGGGATGCATTTCTGTTACGTTCCCATCAGGAGACCCAGCCTGAATGCCAGTCCGCGAGAGCCAAAGCACGTTGGTATCACTGTTGCTCAACTCTTCGCTGAAATTCTTACCGTCTATCGAGATCGCCGATCCGTAGATCGCGGCCTGCTCGGACACGCGTTCGATTTTCCATTCCCCCGGGTCCCATCCTTTGAGGAAGTAAACTCCGGTTGCGTCACCGACATAAACCCCTCCTGCTACAACTTTGAGGATCGTTATGGTTTTTTCGAGGACGATGAAATCGTGTCCGTAGTCCGATAAATGCGGACGGAAAGAAGATGAAAAGTGGAGCACATTGTTTGAGGCTACGAGTAAACGTGACCCCATAGAATCAATAAAATGACCGTAGGGCAGCGGCTCTTTATGAGCCGTTTCAGGTTGTCGGCCTGGCTTATCGACCAGGCTCTTTCCAATAAAAGTAGACACCTCCGTCATCGGCATTTCTAGCACTTGGTAAAGTTCTTCGCCGTTTCTGCCAGTGCAATATAAGCGGAGAGAGTTTCCGGAGACTAGGGGCAAACCTACAACGGAGATGCCACCCCCCTCCTCGACGTCTATCGGATACTCGGGGCTCAATGTCGACTCTTCACCGGCTGCGTCCACCACTGATAAGGCTACCGTGTAGGTGCCAGCGTGAAGTCCACCATTGGGGGAGGGGGAGAACATCACGGATGACGTACCTATCAGGGGGACGCCTACGGTGAAAACTTCCGTGCCGTTGTTCGGAAAACGGCAGTTGAAAGCGGGGTTTGTCGCATAAGTCGTGTTATCCAGCTCCGTGAATTCGGTACGGAACTTGGAAGGCATTTCGATGAGGGGAGAAAAACTGAGTGCAGGTAAGTCGATAATGCCGAGGGTACTCCCTACGCAAGCAAATATCTGACCAGCCGCATTGGTATAAAGACTGTGGAGTTCTTTAGCCACAAGTAATTGCTGGTAACTACGACGCCGTTCCAAATGCCCCTGGTTATTGATATCCAGGTTGCGGATTTTTCTTGCCATTCCTTTGGGTATGGATGTCTCGTCAGAACGGTTATCCATACCGCCAGGGAAGGGTCCTATGGGGAAAGGTTTCGGCATCGACTTAGTGTAACAAAGATGCCAGCGGCTGGGGGAGCAAATTCCCAGCCGCCGGCGGGTGACCACGATACGTGCCCCGTATAGCGCGGTCGGTTCATGATACTAGGGATAGTCCTCTGGTGCGATAGGATCCAGCGATATATCGGAGATCTCCCCCAGTTGCCCGTTGCAAAGCTTTACGGCTTCCCAACCTTCCTGGCAACACATCTTTAAATCAATGGTGTCGACAGGCAAAATGATGGGGCTTACAGAAACCGGTTCTGTCATATCCGCAGGCACCGGGACGTACACATTCCGATAAACTATCTCCGTTTCATAGACGGTGACAATTTTCGGGGGAGGTGTCGCACAACCCTGCAATAAGCCAATCAGGCAAAGGCTCATCAGCAGTCCTGCACTCTGTATCAACCCCGCGTAGTTCCTCTGCTTCATCTTGAATATCCTCTACGGTATGTCTTGATTCGGCTTGCAGTAGTTTAACAGCGAGCAGGCCTTCTTGGATTTTAGTCTCCTGCCTTTTGAGGGCAGCAGCATTTTGCTTGTTGATGTCGAGGCAGACTTTCAGAGCTGCTTCGTTGAACTCAACCGTCGCTATGAGAGAAGCATAATCCAGACGGATGTTTTCTAATTTGGTATTGAGGATTTCTACCTGGCTTTTTGCTTTTTCAGCCGTGTAGACGTAGTAAGTAACTCCGGCGCCCAAGGCTGCGACCAGGCCAACGATGAACCACATCTTGTAGGCAACAAAAAATCCGCCTGCTGCGGATCCTGCTATTTTCCCAAAGAAGTTTGTTAGGAATCCCATTACTCGCCTTCCTTTTCACGTAGCCATTGGTACAAGCTGATAGCTACGGCTAATAAACCTGTCAGGGCTACGTATTCAGTAGCGACTCCTGATTTCTCATTCCAGAACACCTGGTATGTTGCACCGGTCAACAAAGCCATGATCCAGAACATCACGAAGCGTCGCATGAATCGGTATTTTTGGAACAGCCTATTGACCCAATCGAACATGCGCTTGCCTGGTAACAAGGGCGGCCACTAATGCAGCCGCCCTCGATGTTACGATGCGCTCAAGATGGCTTTCTTGATCGAGGAAACTTCCTGCGCCAGGTTATCAACTACTTTGGCCAGGGCCACGGTGCTGAGAACCTCGTTGTCGGTTTCCAGTCCATAGGCTTTCAGTAAGCCAGAATGGAACACGGAATCCGAACCCAGGATTGAATCGTCCCGCTGCCTGTTACTGTTACGGGCATGCTGGGTTTCTTCGTTGTTCATGGCCTTGATGGCCTTGACATGATTCAGAGTGTTATCCAGTGCCGTGAGGCCGGAAAAACTCTGGAGAGTCAGCCAGCGCAAACCTTCGTGGTAACCGATGTCGGTATCGAAGGCATCACGAGTGAATGCACGGTCCAGCTGTTCGCGGGAAGCACTGACACCGGCTGCGCGCAAAGCGGCGCCGATCTGTGCGAGAGTGGAACCGGCACCAGCATTCGCGCCTTCAACCTCAACAAGGGCATCGGAATCAGGAGTGGGCTGCTGACCGGGTTCGTCAGTAGGAATTGGAGGAAGCGCGGGCTTCGTTCCAGGTTTCTTTCTTGCGGTCATAATACTATCCTCTTACAAAGGGGCTGTTATTTCACCGTGACAGCCGTACACGTTACTTTGAACCCTGGTGGGTAATAGAGTAATGGTTGCCGTCCCCAAAACGGCCTCCCCAACAAGTCCAAATATCTTGTTCTTCCCACCATTCCCCCAACTCTTGATGCCCCTCTGTAGTCTCAATGAACTCACCATCTTTAAACAGATTCAGGTCGATGGCGAGCTTCATTTTATGGCAGCTATATTTATTCCCGTAAGGCCCCTTAACTCCCATGGCACCAAAGGCACGCGGATCTCGGAAGAGGTCACCTCCCCTGATTTCAAACCCCAGTTTATGGGCTTTATCAATCAAGCGAGGCAATAACCTCATGAACAGTTCTTGTTTTTTTCCTAACTTCACGAAAGGACGCGGGCCACCACTGCCACCAACTGAGCTACGAATACAACGATCCAAAATCCGACCGCATAATTCACCTTTCCTTGGATAAGCATAGGTGGTTCTCCTACCTCATGACCGTCTTGGTCGAGGGCCGGCCACGTACCCTTTAAAACCGCATTCATCTGGCACGTATTCTTTTATTTGTTGCTGTGCTCATCGTCATCATGTTCCTTCATGTAGTCATGGCATTCTTGAATTTTTTCTTCATTGCGAGAAAACCTAAATTCGATGTTGCTGAACCGCTGGTCAATTAAAGCCGCATGCGCATCAGCATCCCTCTTATAGTACCTGTCTCCCGAGCGTTCTGTAATTCTATCATCCAATTTGTCGATAGCCCAAAACATTACCCCATTGGAAATGACGATCATCGTCATAAAGAGTGTGAGCAGCTTTGCTGGGCTCATTACCCCGGTGATTCCATTCCCGTTTCCATTTCCATTTCCGTTTGCCATGTCGATTCCTTGTATCCCTTGAGTATCCTACCAAGAAACCTTTAGACAAAATTGTCTATTTAGGTGACTACAATTACCCTTCTTACAACAGTGAGTGTCTTCTCGACGGTAGCCGTATTCCCGTGGATCCCAATTACTTCCGTCGCGCATGAAACGTTGCGCGACAGGTTGACGTTTGCTGCACCTTCCGTGAAGACGATACTTTGGGTTTCGCCTGCAGCTCGATGGTTTCGTTGCACGTTTGATAACGTGCCTGTGATAAGTACACTTTCTGAGTTGGCAAGTGCACCACGCGATTTGTTTGTTTGGGCATCGTTTGCTCCTAGAGTAATTGCGGCCGTCGTGGCGTTTACTTCTCGATTAACCCCTGCGATCACCGTCGCCTGGTTTGTCGTAACGACTACGGAGGCTGGTGCGCAAATAATCCCCCTGGTGGGATTAACGATCGCCCCGCTAGGAGTGACTGTTACAACAACCGGGGCACCTGTAACAACACGAGAACTGTTAACCGTTGCCGCATTTCCTGTGAAGCTTACTGCCTCACTTTCAGCTTGCGCTCCGCGTCCTCGATTAACCTCTCCCGTAGAAACCAGGGTGATGTTTTCCGTAGCGCAGTTTACGCCCCTCGAAGCGGCTACGGTAGCGGGGAGATTGGTACCGTCAACATCAAGGGCTACTGTGAGCCCTGTTATAACCCTCGGGAAAGCAACGAGCGCCGGATAATTACTGCCGTCTATCGTAACTTCTTCGGTTGCGCAAATAACATTCCGCGAAGTATTTACCGATGCGGGGTAAGAAGTCGTATCAAGCTCAAGTACTTCAACGTAACCAAATACATCGAGATTTGCCCCGACCGAAATAAGAGAGAAGGTTGGGGTGAAAACAACCGATGCCGATTCGCAGATGACGCCTCTTGAAATATTGAGGTTCGCACTGCTCGGAGTGAGTATTAATTCCTGGGTTGCGCCGGTAACCAAGCGGCCTTGGTTAACAGTAGAAAGGGTGCCGGTGACTGTGACTGATGCGGGGGCACAATTGACATTACGGTCTGCTTTTACATTCGCTGTATTCGGAGACAGCGATACGACTTCGGTTACACCCAGGAGGATTCGTTCGGTGTTTACTTCGGCCGCATTCGGTGTCAGCGTGATAATTGCCGCATCGGCGATGGGGAACCGAGTCTTATTGACTACAGCAGGAGCCGTAGTCACCGTAACGGCCTCTGTTTCGCAGATTACGCCGCGTGTCCTGTTCACTGTGGCCGGTAGAGTCGATCCGACCAGGTGCAGGACTTCGGTTGAACAAACAACCGTTCGCGCTTTGTTAACGGCACCCGTGCTGGTAAGTTCTACCACCACGGTTGCGCCGTCTACATTCCGAGGAATATTTACAACGGGTGGTATCGTTCCAGAACCGTGAGTCGATTCGACCTCGATGACGTTGATACTGACAGCGGGTTCTGGAGATCCACCCGAACCGAGTGCGCGAACTTCAAAATTAAGCGCTGCAAACTTTTCCCAGGTCCAGCCATTGGCCGGCTTGGTCAAGTTCGACAGCGGTGTAGACCATACCGCAGAGGCTTCGTCTGTGATTAAAAGGGTATCGAGTAATTCGCTATCAGAGAAAACCTTTACTTCTACCGAATAGGTCGTTCCGTTGATACCAGTCGCATAGCCATGAATCCGCGCTTTAACAATACGCAGGGCTTTACCTGTTTCAGGAACAACGGCCAGGCCTTCCAGTTTTAAGGGGCCAATATCTCCGGGGGCTTGTCCGGTAACGTTGGTTGAGCCCGTTGCGGTCAGGCCATCAACCGCTTGCGACTCATTGATCCAGTCGCCCAGCGGGTCTTCAACAACAGTGCCACCATCGACATAAGTCGTATTGACGATTGCTCCGGTGCTGATTTCGACGGATATTTTGGCTACTTTGCCGAGGACTCCGCGATCCGTTTTAATCGTAGCCGGGTAATTGGTACCGTCGAATGTGACGGATGCTGTTGTGCCGGTAACAACCCGGGGATCATTCGAAGACGTCTCAACCGTAGCCGGATGATTGGTTCCATCGACCTCGATAACAACCGTGTCGGCGATAACCACGCGGCCTTTGATGACCGTAGCCGGGTTCGGTTTTAGAAACAGCTTGACCTGGACGTTTGGGTAAGATTTGAGAGTGTTGACATAAGTCCGTTCATCGGCTGTGAGAATCCTGTCCCACATAATGAACTGATCGACGTCGCCACTCATACCAGTGCCGCCGGAATTCTGCGTAGACCGCCCTAAACACCAGTTCAGTGTGCCTGCAGTATCCAGTCCTCCGGCACCCGCTGTCCCTTCTCGGACAGGGAGTATGTCATCGACCAGCATGCCGATCTTGTCGTTTTCAGCGTCGTACCATGCCAGGATGTGATACCAGGTATCGATCTGTTGAGCTGCACCGTTCCAGCGAATAAAAGCAGGGCCGCCGAGATCATCATCAATGAACCAGGCAAGGTTTTCGTTGTCGGCCCCGAAACCCCACATCAGGGTGTACTGGCCATAAGGATTACCGCCGTAACCGACGATACCTCTTTCTTCTACATTGGTCGAAGTTCTACGGGCACGAACAGAAAGTGTAAAAGTACTGTGCCCCTGGCGATCGAGCACGGTTCCACTAGCGCTCTCATGGGCTAAATAATGGTTATCGTTTTCATCCAAAAACGTAGCCATGTTTCCAAGCGCAGGATCCAGGTCGCTGGGATTTGAAGCTACGGTGCCCAGTTGCTCAGTGATAACAAGGCCGGAAGTATGTGAATCGGCTCTGTCATTCCCCGCGGCCTCGTCCAGGTCGAACCAAACAAGGCAGCCTTCAAGGATCGGATGTACGCCGGGCTCGATGCGCCGCGAGTTGTTGATGGTGACTGTTGCGGGGTTACTTGTGCCGTCAACTTCGATGACAGCAGTGGCACAATTAACGTTTCTCGTTACGCCCCTAGAAACAGTAGCGGGATGATTCGTACCGTCTATTTCGACGACTACCGTGGAGCCTGTTACCGTCCGAGGAATATTCGGAGGCGCCGGCAACATGTGAGCAATGAGCCACGAAGAACCGTCGTTGGCACTCAATGAGCAACTGACATCGCCCGGATAACCGGTGTTGGCGTATGTCTGGTAACTCATAACGCCCGCTACATCGTTACCGGTTGTACCCGATCGATTGGCGACAACATTTGAACCCAAGCCGGCCGTGTCAGAGATACCCATTGGATGGGTATCGCCACCGTCACCCGCACCGCAGATGAAGAGGGCTGTATTCTCGGTAAGGATGTTGAGCTGAGTAGAAAGTTTAAAAGAGGTAGACGGGGCCTTAGTAATGACGTCCGTTTCGGACGTATCGAACATAGCCCCAACTGCCGAAGCCCCTGAGAAACGGCAGTACCAGCCCATCATTTCATCGCTGGAAGCCGCATCAACCGTTATGGAATGGGCCCCGGTCTCAGTTGCCGTACATCTTTTATAGAAGATGGCACAGTGAGTGCCTTCGTTAGAAGTGGATCCTGCTTCGTCCAGTTTGAACCAACCAGGGTGGTTGGTGCTGTTGATCGAAAATTCGTCCGCAGGACCCGTATCATCGCTCATTACAGCGATGACCAGAAGTTCTCCTACCGTATTACCGGAGGGAGCAGTAAGCGAAAGACTGCTTGCCGTTGCTCCGTTAGTACCGGAGAAAACATAACTTTCGCGGACAATTGCCATGGGCTAGAAAAAGCCCCCAGTTTCCTGGGAGGTCCCCGAGGGCTTTAAACCATTAAGCCTGGTCAATCGTGCAGAACGGGGTTCCCCATGTGATCGTGAGATCACCGGTGGTTGCGTCAAACACCGCGCCGAGGTCGACATACCCGATGCAATTCTTGTTCGCTGTCGTATCATCATAGATGATCCCGTAGTAACAAGTTGTCGGGTTACCGGCGTTCTGTGACCACACTGCTGGATTGCCAAAATCAAGCTCGATAACGCCAGCGTTATCGGTGACATTGGCTACAGTACATTCCCTGCCACCAGCCGGGTAGTTGGTACCCGTCTGTTCGTTGGTAGCAAAGTTTGTGGTACCACCACTACCCCAGCAAGGGTCAGCGGTTGTTGCGGTCGGTACCGTGGCATTACTCACGATCGCGCACATAATGGTATCAGGTGTCGTGTCGCCAAAATCAAACACACCTTCTACCGTACCCATCATCATGTATTTGATAAAGCTGTCAAATACGACTACGTCACCTTGTGCCATTGTAAATCTCCTTTTAGTCCTCGGTATAGAATAACGTGATTATGATCGAATCAACAGTACCACTTTGTGCTGTTGTTTCGATCCATACGTGTGAATCAGCAACGATAGTATCATCATCAAAGCTGGTTACATCGGAACCTGTTGTCGTTTCAGTCGTGACCGTTCCGCCTGTCACAGCTTCGGCCCCTGCCCCCGAACGATCCGTGCCATGTCGCACGGTCCAGGTAACAGAGGGTGTTGCACTGCCCGTTAATATCGCTCGCATTTTTGTGAGCGTGATCGCCTTGTCAGTGAAAAGGAAACTCAAGTCTTCACTGGCGCCCGGGTCCTCGATAATGATCGACTTACTTTTTACCCCGTTGTAATCCAGGTTTCCGTCCGTGACATAGCTACCGTCCCCTTGAATCTCGTTCATTGGTGAGGGGTAGTTCGTATTGACGGAAGTAAATGTGAGTGTCCCACGCTGCAAGATGTAATATTGTTTGCTCACATCGAAGCCGAGATCGTAACCCGTAATCGAGTTTGACCCCTGGCATTCAACCGTGCTGCCATGCTCAACGTAAAATGCGCACCAGCCATTTGTCAGGCCGCTGAACACATTGCCTCCTACCAGGCGGCAATAAGACTGGTCGCTGAGATTGAACACTGCATCAAACCCGCCGGGATCAGAGATGTGCAGAACGTTGCTCATGTAAACCCGGGAACCATAAACATACCCAACGGAAGGGAAGGCGTTTATGTTGCACGATATCCACCGGACCCAGGATCCAGCGTGTATCTCGGTCAACCAGCCGACATTCGCCAAACTATTCATGAACGTGATGCCGCTGAAATCAACGAACATCCCCCTGATATTGAAGGGCGCTAGAGAGGTTACGGTGTAGGGAAAATTCCAGGTGCAGGTAGCGGTACCCGAACCTATGAAGCTAATCTTTCGGACACCCGGATAATCCAGAGTATGCCCAACATCAGCGGGCCATGAATAAGCGCCGACACCGACATTAATGATAATTCGAGCGTCGGCAAATTTGGTTTCATTAAGCCAGGCCATCATCTCGGCCGGCGTATCAAAATCTTCGCCGACATCGAGTATCTTGGTAATTGTGCCGGTTAACGGCGTGCTGGAACCATCCGCACCTTGAGGGCCTTGTGGGCCAATATCGCCTTGCGCTCCGTCGTTACCTTGCGGACCATCGGCTCCGTCAGCGCCCTGTGGGCCATCAGCTCCGTCAGCGCCCTGTGGGCCATCGGCTCCGGCAGCGCCCTGTGCACCGTCCACACCTTGCGGGCCTAATGCACCGTCATTACCTTGTGGGCCTGGTGCGCCTTGTGCGCCGGTATCACCTTGTGCGCCATCCGCGCCTTGTGCGCCATCCGCGCCTTGTGCGCCATCCGCGCCTTGTGCGCCATCTACGCCTTGTGCTCCATCCGGGCCTTGCGGACCAACGGCACCTTGTAACCCAAGCACCAGCAGATCGGCAACGTTGATACCAGGAGTCACTGATCCAGATACACGTCGGAACAGTAGCTTAGCCGTGTACGTTCCCGCAGGGAACAGCGTGTCAGAAGAACGGTGGACAATTGTGCCGATGCCCTGGTCATTCGTACCGGATAAGTAACGCTGTACCTCGTCGTGGACAACGCCGTCGATCTCAAGTGCCAGGGCGATAACGCTAGCGGATCCACCGCCGCCTTGTGTGGCAAGTTCGAAAGAAGCGAAGGCCGCGATCTTAGCGGGCCCTTCCAGTGTTACAGAAGCCTCGAGGCCCGTTTCTTCGAGCGTAGCGGAAGTGGTTCCGACCGGAGTGATCGTATCTGCATATCCACTGGGCAACTCGCCGGCAATACCACTGGCGCCGATGTCACCCTGTGGGCCAGGTACCAGAGATTCTGCACCTTGGACGCCTTGCGGGCCTTGCGGGCCGTCAGCGCCAATTGTGCCTTGCGGGCCTTGCGGGCCGTCAGCGCCGTCTAGTCCCTGGGGTCCTTCAACTCCATCCGCGCCTTGTGGGCCGGGTGCACCTTGCGGCCCATCAAGACCAGCGGTGCCTTGTGGGCCAGCGCTTCCTTGTGGACCAGCGTCACCTGTGAGCCCTTGCGGTCCATCTGGACCCTGTGGGCCGACCGTGCCGTCCGTACCTTGAGGGCCTTGCGGCCCTGCCGCACCATCAGTGCCATCACTACCTCCCACCCCTTGGGGGCCGGTATCTCCCGTAATACCTATTGCTCCTTGGGCGCCGGTCGGTCCTTGAGGGCCTGTTAAACCTGTAGGTCCTTGTGGCCCAGCTACGGCCGGCCCGGGAGATGTCGTGATTATAGCAGTACGTGATTGGGGCGAGTAAAGGTAACCAGCGGGTTTCCCACCATCAGTGATGACAGGGATTTTACCCTCTTCCGAGTAAACTACGCCTCCAATCGGTTCTTTCATCTCGTTACCTCGGTATCGAGCGAGACCTCTCCCTCGACCAGGCGTGTAACATGAAAGTCCGGAGTTGGCCCGATAACCTCGAGGTCGTACACTGCGGTTCGGAAATCAAAGAGCGTCGTATCTGCCGCTTCAATTTCTAACAAGACCGCCGCGCTGGCAAGGTCAAAAGTAATCCCTCCACCGCCATCAGTCAGCTCGTGAATAACCTCGGTAGAAGTTTTGTCGGGTCGGATCTGCATACGGGCGGTGAAGCCTGTAATGTCGGATGGTTCGAACCAGGTAGCCGCGCCCGAAGGGTCGACCCATTCGCGCCCGATGGTATTGATCGGTACAGAGAATGTATCGTCTGTAACGTAGGTCGCTTCAACCGCTTCGCAGTCCGTGGTGTTCAACTGGGGCATGCCCTTGATGTCGAACAATGACATCGGTGTAACTGCACCTATTGTCAGGCCGTGGCCGGTGATGGTAATGATGGTAGGGAACCCGGGAGTGATCAATTCGATCCCACGGCGCTGTTGTGCACCGGCAAACCAATTGAAGGCTTTACGGAACGTCGTGCCCTGGAGGATAACCAAGTCGTGCTGCGGTACGTAGTTCGACATCAGATGCCCCCATATTTCACGGTTCCGGGAGTTGAGTGTCGTTTAAGCTTCTCATCCTTGGACCGGGTAGCGTAATCAGTGAATTGACCAAGAAAACGGCTGGCCGCTTCCTTATCAAAGGTTTCGCTGTCTTGTCTCAAGAAAGCCATGTAGGCGGCCCAAGCCAAAATAGCAGGGTGGTGCATTCGAGCCACTTCGATCTCGTCTTCGCAATCGTTAACGATATCCAGGGGGATTCGTTCGACTGATAAGCGAATGTCGAAGTCTCGATCTGGAATCCTTCCGAGCCGTAATAGGTTCTGGTCGTAGTCCAGGAAAACTTCAAAAGGTTCGCCAGAGCTGAACATTTGATCTTCAACTCTGCGGGAGACTCCATAATCTCGGGGCCAGTGGGGAGTCATCGCCAATGAATTTTCTTGCGTGGAGATTTTCAGCGTGCGGTAAAAATAGGGGCCATCAACTTCATTCTGGTATCGGGCAATGGCTTGCCTGACATCCAGGAAGGTGTCGCTGAAAGGAAGTTCGGGGTCACCTTCTCTCACGGTGAGGAAGGTTTCTTCGGAAGTGGAATCGAATATTGGGATTCCCTGGCGGCAGAATTCTATCTGACCGCCGTCAATATATCTGAGAAGTTCACTGGTGGACCAGAGGTAGGGCTCGTGTTCGTCCTGCAAGTCCTCTCGCAGGTTCTTAACTAGTTCACTCGCCGAAGTCTTCGCCACCTGCTAAATCCTCTTTTTTGGATTTAGCCTTTGGCTTTTTCTTGCCTTTGACTGCATCCCGCGTCGCCGAGAGCGCGACTTCTTCCTTGCGCTCGTTCTCATCGCTGATTATACGGTTGATTTCATCCGCATGCACTTTGAATCCGACAAGCTTAGCCACGACTGCCATTTTCGGCCGGCGGGCTGCGGTCCAGTCTTCACGACCTTCGGCGGTCCCTGCCCGGGCGTTCATCGTGTCCAAAGCAACCTGGATCGCAGCTTTGCGTTCCGCTTTGCCGGTAGGAACCGCCTTCGGTTCCTTTTGGGGTTTGATGACTTCACTGTCTTGGTCCACGGGCACTATGCCGTAAGTCAGCGCTTCTTCCGCAATCGCGGGGGCAACCAGGCGCGGCTCATTGGCCTTGAAATTAATCGATCCGTAGAGAGTCCGTAACGAGAAGTCACGGAAGCTCACCATCAGAATTGCTCCAGACATTTCTTTGCTCCAAATGTAAGTGAACCCCGAGCCGAAGCCCGGGGTTCGGGTCGGTTAGCTTACGCCGTGCGCAGCATCCGGACGCAGGTACGTGATGTACCAGGTAGCCCGTCCGATTTCACCGTCACTGTTGACTCCAGCAATGGTCAGCGAAACCTCAGTGGTCACGCCGTACACAGTGTTGTAGCCGTCAGGGTCGGTTGTTGCGATCACGTAACCAGGTTGCGTGACACCCACGGTCTTGAGATCGACAGGTGTAGCAGCAAAACGGTCAGGATCGGTTCCGTCGCCGAGTTCGCCGGTGAGAGCACCGGTGTCATCAAAGGCAACAGCAACGTCCAGGACGTTACCGATGATCAGCGCATCTTTCGGAATGGTACCCACAGCAACAATGTTGCTATTGGCAGCAGCCTTCAGGATGAGCGCGTTATCAATCGGAACAGCAAGCACGCATGCGTGCTGAAGTGCGCCGGTAGCTCGGATCTCTCTACTCATGATTGATCTCCTTACTGCTGGCAGAACACAGAGAAGACGCCGAAGTCTTGGACTGTGTTATTTGCGTAGATTGAATTGAACTTCGGCTTGAGGAAACCGAACGTCTTACCGATTGAGATACCCTGCTGGTTCTCATAGTCGAAACCTTCTTCGACCCAGTAAGCATTGCCGATATCAGCCATGCCGAGTGCCTGTGCACCGCAGAACAAGACCTGACAGCCATCGATGTCTGCGCCCGCGCCCCACTTGCTGCTACCAGAGATACCCTGGGAACTGTTGGGAACGTGACGGAATTCATTGATGATCATCCCATCAACTACGGCAACGGCGCCGGAGAATAATGGATTGGTCTTCGACCGAGGCATGGCATTCCGTACGTTTTCAACGTACTGAGTGTCCTGCTTCAATCGTGCGATTGCCTGCGGAGTCATGAAGACGTTGAAGAACTCTTCACCGCCCTCGCCACGAATACCGCGCACATACTGGTCTTTCAGGTATGCGCGAGCCTGGATAAACATGTTCCAGTTCGGGTAATCGGGGAGCGTACCGCCGCCGATGTCCGCCTGCGTGTTACCAATGACGATGGAAGCTGAATCAGCGTCCCATGAAGAGGTACGGCGTGCGGTCGGTGCGGACAGATCCTTGGCGAACTCGAGGAACGGCAGTTCGGAGTTCAGACGAGTAGCTCCATTCGGAGTCAAGTCGTAAGACCAGCCGCCGAGCGTGAGCATACCGAGCTGATCCATACGATCGCTGAGCCAGTAAGCCAGGTTGTTTCGGGAGTTCTCGCGGAAGGTAACCACGGAACGTTGATCGGCCATACGGCCTTTGTGACGGTTCGCATTACGCAGCTGGTCCATCGTGATGACCTGGTCGTAGCTCTTGATCGGCTCTTCATTGCCTTCCAGGGTACGATCCCCTGCAACGCCGTCGCCTTCCAAGTCTGCAACCAAAGTGATAACGGCGCGGTCGCCCTTTTCACTCTTCGTCAACTCGGTGATGTGCTGAATCATTGCATTCTCGTCTTTTCCGAGATAACGATTCAGGAACGAATAGTTTCTGGCCATTCGCCACATTTCCTTTGACCAAACTGTTTTTTGCTCGTCCGTCAGCGCTGCAAAGTTTGTAAGCACTGAACTTCTCCTAATGAGTTTGAAAAAACAATTCCACGTTGCCTTTATCGCCAGGCCAGCGAATACCGTCAGTTTTTGGGCTTATGACGATCGCCCACCCTTATCGCCGGGTCCGCGAGGTCTTACGTTAGGAAGGCTTGGTTAACTGTGTCCCACTGCTTCATTTGTTGTTCCGTCAGCTTCGCAAAGGTCATGCCGCCTTGCTGCTTTGTATCTTCCATTTCAGAGTCAAAAAAGTCAAGCTCTGGGGGACGTTTTCCCTGTTTCGCATACTTACAGATCGTCCGGGCCATGGCGACATGGACAGAATCTAGTAATGCGGCCCACTCTTCTCGCGTGGGCTGGCGGTCCCCGATGGTTTGCATACGCCGCAAAATGTTTGACGGCGTATGCTTATTCGGAGGGTTCATTACGCCTCACCAGGTACGAAGTTATCGCCTCGCAACTGCTGACGGACGTCGTCCGGAAGTTTGTCGAACTGTGCATCATTGAGCTTGCTGGCCTTGATCACCGGATCGACTGTGCCGCGCGGCGAGCCGACATCTTTTAAGTCGGGTGACTGCCCAGCGACGACGCCGGCCGCATCTCTGCGTGCCTTCGTGTCCCGGTCCCGTAGATTATCTTCGATACTGGTGTTCTTCTTTGGCAGCACCAGGTCGGCAGCTTCTTTCAAAGCGTCCGTGGGAGAGGAGCCGGTAGTCTGGAGTCCTTTACTGATCCGGGCGATCCGCTGCATGGTGGCCTTGTTGAACTTGTCGCTGTCCGGATTGACCTCGGGATGCGCTGTCTCCAACTCTTGCAGTGCGGTGTTGTACCGAGTGTCTTCGGAACTTTGCGTGCGCGCCTGGGAAGTAACGCCAGCCAGTAAGTGCTGCTGCAATTCTTCCTGCAGCTCGCGGGCAACAGCCCGGGCAGCCTTGGCCGTTTCTTTGTCGCCATCGAGCAGCGCGTCATCGCGGATGTCTTCGGCTTCCTCGATCTGTGCTTTCAGATCGCCGATCGGATCCTCAGAAACAGTCGGGTCTGTTGTTCTTTCCTGCGCATCGAGGCGCTCGGTTAATTCTTTGATCTCGTCTTTGAGCAAACCAGTGGCTTCGTCAAAACGAGACTGGGGAACCATGTTCCCGTCTTTGTCCTTTTTGCCCTCGGAATCTTTTTCTTTTGCCTTGGGCTTGGTACCACGCATCGCATCGATGGCGGCCTGCAATTCGTCGTCGTCGACCTCTTTGCCGGCTGCTTCGGCATCAGCAACGATTTTATCCGCCACTTTTTGTTGCTCGGGAGTTAAATCATCCCCCTTGTCAGCGTCGTCTGTTTTCTTCGAGTCGTCGACCACGGGATCAACAATAGGGTTTCCGTCTTTATCCGTTTTCATTGGGTTGCTCCTTCTTGGGTGCTGGCAACGCGGGTTTCGGGGCCGCTGCCTGTAGTTGCTTGTCGTACGTAAATTGTAACTTCATTTCGCGCATCTTCAAAAGGAACTTATGAGTTTCCTCGTCCTTTTTGTTGTTGCTCTGCTGTTGAGTTTTCATCATATCAAGTTTCGCGGTCGCAATGTCCGCTGGACTCAATTGGGCCTGGCCGTCCTCTCCGAGGGCGGATTTCTCCACTTCGATCTGTTCTTTCGCTGCCCGTACAGATTTGAGCTGTGCATCGGCAGTCTTGTCGGCCGCTTCGGCTTCGAGCTTCTGCAACTGGGCTGCAACGGTGCGCTGCTCCAGTTCTTTCGCAGCGGCATCTTCCTCGGGCGTACTATCGCCAGTGAGTTCCTGCATGAGGCGATCTTTATCACGCAACGCAGAAACTTCGATCATGTAAGCATCGGGGATGGCGATGCCCAGTTCCAGGCGCATTTCTTTCGCCTGCTCGTACTGGGTCTGTTCCATCGTGGCACTTTCCGGCTCGGAGGTGACCACCACGCCATATTCGCCGAGGGTCAGATCGTTGAGGATCGTCCCATCCGGCTGTGGCATGTTCAACTGCAAGTCCACGCCCTCTTGCCCCGGGCGGTCCCCGGCGATGTGCATGAGTCGCGGACCAGAATAGTAGCTTTGCACCAGGTCGAGGATCCGCTCGGCAAGGAGAGTATCAGTCCGAGTCAGGTTATCGAGGAGTGGTGCAAAGCCGCTGCCGCCCTGTGCCTGGTTAAATTGGACGGCTTTCGCGCTGACATCTTCACGCGCGGCGCCTAGCATGTAATCGGTTACGTTCGAGATGTTCTTGATGTCTTCTTCGGCTTTCCAGGCGACTCTGTCGAGGCCCGTGGGAATCTGATTCGGCTTAATCTTTTCAATCGACCCAGCCTTATTAACGACCAATACCAGGCCAGTTTCCGATCCTTTCGTTTCAAGTTCCTGCTCTGTCATGTTGACGAGGGCACCGTTCTCGACGATCCAACCCGAGTTGGAGGAAGTATTCAGGATATGGAGTTCCTGTGATCGCGCCTTGTTGAGTAGTTGCTGTGGAGACAACAGATTCTCCACAACGCCAATCGTGCGGCCGTTGCGTAGTCTCGGGAAATACGGAACGATAGTAAATTCTTTGTACGGTGACCACTCATCGTGCACCACCATATTGCATGCCGTCGTAGTCCAGCGAACCTTTTTCATCATGCGGTTAATCACGCGCACGTTCGGGTTCTGCTGTATGTAATACCCGATTTGCTCGTCCTGCCAGTTGACCGGAACTGGACGGATGTCGCCCATCATCAGGTCAATGAAACACGGAACGCTGACCAGCTCTTTCCACTGCCGATCCATGACGCGAACATACTTCACATCGTTATAAGCCGTGTACAGGTAAGACAGGCCATTTGTCCGGGCCGCGATCGTGTCGCGCCCGAAAGTAGAATCCTTGATAAAGTCGTCACCGGCGAAGTCATACGGCGAGTAACTGTCGGGCATCGAGCCGAGCATCTTGGCTTTCTCTTTGCCGTACACTTTCTCTATATCGCGCAATTCAACCCAGCGCGTGGTCATAACGTCATGCCAGTCTTTCGGGTCATACTGGCCGGAATCCGGATCCAGTAACACTGACTCGGACGGAGCGCGGCTGACTTTGACCTCGCCCATCATGTTGTCGTCGACCTGGATCCGCACATCGTAGAAACCACGCGAAGTAATCACGCCATCGGTGAAAACGTCGGTGCGTGCCCAGGGGAGTTTGTTATTGTTGCTGATCTGCATGAAAAGCTGAGTCAGCGTATCAGCTACCAATCCTGTCGCGCCGGCTTTGGCCGGGCGAAATCCGATGCTTGAACGGTTGTAGAGCTGCTCACCAACCAGGCGGTCGATCGTACTCAGTACCTTGTTGATGACCAATGCGGGTCGGCGGGACATAGCCAGTGCGGCCAGGTCTTCCGAGTTCCACTGCAATCCCGCAAAATATTCCTCGCATTTGCGTGCTTTGAGGACGAAGTCCCGATGCCCGGCATCACGCATATAGGCATATCGGTAAACATTTTCCTGTGCCGGATCATAATTGGGCCGGTACTTCGCAATATCTTGTGGCATTACGTGATTTCCTTCTAGCGGCCGCGAGTACTTTTCTTTTTGGCGTGCTTTTTGTTCATCTCTTTCTTTAATTGCAAGGCACGCTTACCGGCGATCCTGGCCCGGATGCCCATTGCCTTAGCCCGCGAGCCGGCTTTGAAATCGCTGGTTTTCTGGATTGCCCCTGCTTGTGCTGCTGCCGTACCAAACTGTCTTGCTGCACTGGCTGAATTTTGTACCCGATGACGCGAATATCCCTCCGTCATTGCTTTTTTCACTCGGTCCTTGATCGACGCCATTTAAAAATCTCCTATTTAATACCGCTGGCTTCCTGCTCTTCGGAAAGTTGGTTACCCCGTTTGATCACACCTTTGTTACTCACGGTGGAAGCGGGGGAAGAATTCTGCTGATAGGCGTCAGATACCGTGCGGGGCCGTAGTGTCGTTTCGCTACCGTAGGGAACAACTGTTTGTTGACCGCCTTGGCGGTCCTGCATTTCCGGGGTCATGTCTTCCCAGGAACGGAATAAACCCAGCTCATCATTCATCGCGTTCTGAGCTACGTCACGATCAGCGGCTGCTAATGCGTAACGCTCTTCGAAAGTCCCTTCGCCCTGGCGAGGAACTCCTTTGATCTGCGTAGAGTCAGTCGGGGCATCAAGAGTCGCGGCCATCGCCGCGCCCCGTTGTTCGTTAAATCGTCTGAGATTGAAAGCCCCTGGCCCTGCACGTTTGCCGGTCTTGCTCTGTTGGGTAGAATTTCCGCGGTTGAGTCGCGGCAATTGTGGAGAACCTTGGCGAGGTTTTCGGAGCATACTGGTTCGCCCCGTGATGTATTTGGCGAGCGTTCCGCGACCTCCATATCTCCTACGATCCATCGTTTCCTCCTACGCTGCCATGTGTCCGCCGCGTTTGCCGGCGGTTGCTGCTCGAAGTATATCCTGTGTGCGCTGGTGTTTGTAGCGGCGACGATACAAAACATTACCGAATTCGTCGCTTACGTGTTTCGTTGTACGTTCTCCTGGCGCTCCGGACTCTTCCAATTCGCGCACGGCCCACGCACAGGCGTCAATCTGGTCGTGGTCTTTACCGCCCGGGAACCGCATAAACTCGTGGAGCCAATCAGCATACCAACTGTGCCCCTGCGGCACCCGGAAAGTCCCTTCTTCCATGCGCAACTGCAACGGCCTGGCTCGCACTTGCTTCTCAGTAATCGGGTTCATCACTTTCAACATACCGGTGGGCAGGCGTGCCTGGCGCCACTGGTTCATGAAAGAGTGCTCCATCGTTTTCCAGATCTGGCCGCCCTCGATGACGATCCGGTAATCCGGCGGGTCGTCCATGTCCATGTAATACCGCGCTTCCTCGATCATCGCGGTAATGATCCCGTGGGCCTGCTGCTTGAAACGGATAATGTTCCGCAGATACATCGTACTGGAAGAATGCATCTGGACCGAGGCGCCTACTGTGTAGTTATGCTCGCTGTCCCGCCCGATTGCCAGATCCCATGCCGTTGTCACCCGGCCAGCCTCGGGATCGGGCAGGCCTGGAACCAGGTGAACCATGTTACTTGTGAAATACAGCCCGCCCTCGGGGATCGGGTTCTGCTGGTACAGGGCTGAGAAAATTCGATCCGGCAACTCGGCCTTGAGGCTTAACAGCTCCTCGATACTGTATCGCTCCGGATGCAGCGCCTCGTCCTTATCCCGCAAGTGCGTGTAATCCAGGTTATCCACTTCCTCGGCCTCGATGGCCTCATCGAACCTCAGAATCTCGTGCGTAATATTATCCCGGTACTCAAACTGCTCGGAGATCGCAGGGAATTTCACGATCTCAAAAGGAACGATGTGCTCAAAACCCGGCTTCTTATTCAGCACATCCTCGGTCTGCTTCTGCAGCCGGCCCGCCAAATCATCATCGTTCCAGTGCGTCTGGATAACCAAAATCCCGCCGCCTGGTGCGAGTCGTGTCCTGACCACCGCCGAGTAAGTCGTCCACAACTTCTCGCGCGCGGTCATTGAATCCGCCTCTTCCTGACCCTTCAACGGGTCATCGATAATCGCCACGTTCGAACCTTTACCGGTGATACCACCCTGCATACCGGCTGCCATGAAACCGCCGCCCTTCGTCGTATGCCAACTCTCGGCCGAGCGATCGTCAACCCGTAAAGCAGTATCGGGGAAAACCTCGTGATAAGACTTCGACTTTAGAATCTCTCGCACTTCCTTGGAGAATTCCAGCGGCAAGTCGAGGTTGTACCCGATGTTCATGATCTTCAATCTCGGGTCGAGTCCGAGTAACCAGGAAGAAAATAATATGCTCGCCGTGGCCGACTTACCGTGTCGCGGCGGGAACAAGATCATCAGTCGAGGACGCTTTCCTGCTTTGAGGTCCTCATAAAACTGGGTCAACCGGATAGCCAGGTCACGATGTACCCAGCCGGGTTTGAAGTCCACATGGAATGCCATGCAGTGCTCCAGGAAATCTTTTTTTATCAGCTCGCGCCGAGCCATCTCGGCAACCGCGTGCCGTCCTGCCTGTTCCGCGAAATCGGGCCCGTCCGGATCGAACGGTAAATTATGATCCGGTTGAACGATTTGGTTCATTGGTTCTCATGTTCCAGGATGGCGGCTCCGGTGGGCGTGCGCTTCAATACCGGTTCTGCCAATGCCCGTAACTGGTCGATACTCAGCTCCGACATATCCTTGATATTGATTTGGGTGAGATTGACATCTCCCCCTTTTGGCCCCGAATCGATGAGACCGAGAATCTTTGCCATGTCGCGCCAGCCGGCCAACATGGTCATACCCTCTTGCTTCGCCCTGCCGATGTTAATGGCTTCGAGGATACCATGCTTCACATCCTCCTTCGTAATACTTAACTCCTCCATCATCATATCCTGGAGGACATTAACAGCCATGCGAATCCGCTTGGCAGTCGGGGGAGACTTGTAACCGGCTTCCGATGCCGCCTCGGCTTTCGACATCAAACCCACCGTGGAACACAAAACAAATGTGCGCTCCTTCATGGTGAGTGGGTTGAGAATAGCGGCGGTGGCGGGGCGATTGAGTAGATTCTGGTCCATGCAACTGATTATGCGCGATTGGGTGACTTTGAGGCAAGGCGGGCTCGGTTTGCTGGGTAACTATATTAGAAGAAACTAATATACCTTGTGGCGAAATTTCATATTTCCTTGTGGCAACGGATGTAAGGGTACTTGATGGCACGCCCCCCGGGTTCGGATTCGGTTTCGGATACGAGCAAGAGGGACCCATTGACCCTTACAAACACTTAATTTAACCAAGAAAGGAGATCGAAATGGAACTGTTCATCGTAGTAGGAATTATCACGTTCTACGCTGTAATTTGGACTCGAATCAGCAACGTCGTCTGTGATGCGTTGTCACCCGATGCCAAGAAGCTCGCTGTATGGCTCATGAAGGTGGCTCTCATACCTGTCGGTATTGCTTGGGGACTAGCACAAATACTTTGGGCAACGGTACTTGCTAACCCAGTCATGCGGCTCTGGTACAAGGTACGTCGTAAGACTGTACCCAGCCAGTACGCACGCCACACCCGTAAGCTGCTTAGCTAAGTAGGCACTACAAAGCCTCCTTCCCACCAGGGGGAGGGGGCTTGATAGTGCCCACCTGGGGCACGTTACAGGAGCAAATGTATGGAATACCTTGCGTACGGGTCACTGATCCTTGCATTACTCGTGTCGCCTATCGCCATTTTATTCGTGATTCGTGACATTTATCAGGCTTACTTGAGCTTTAGGCTTAAGCGCAATATGCGCCGGCTTTATTGGTTCATTAAGTAGCCAACCCCCCATTCCCCCTCCACGCCTGGAGGGGGATGTTATCCCCATATGGCCTTGCGAAAGGCGATATGGGGATACCATCCGGTATCATTTAACTGTACTAAGGAGTACGACATGAACGCTAAAGAAAAAGCAATGCAAGCTCAGATCGACGCCCTGGAAGCTAAGATCGCCAAGATGGCCGGTTCCACGTTTTACGGCTCCCTGTTCCCGAAGATCGCCAAGTCCGGACTCGAGTACGAGTCAGGCGAAGCTATCATCGGCGAACCCGAAGTTGCTTACTGGGTAAGCATGTTCGACAACGATTCCGAGAACGAGGATGCACCGGTGCACAACCTCAAGTTCCGGAAGGCAACCCCGGCGCAGGCGAAGAAGATCTTCGAACGCCGCGATGCTTACCTGGCTTCTAAAGAGTCATAAGATTCTTGGTAGCATCACAAAGCCTCCTTCCCACAAGGGGAGGGGGCTTGATGATGCCACTCGGTATCAGTAACCAAGGAGATCAAGGATGATCGTTTTAGTCTGGTTTATTTTCTTACTCGCCGTACTCGGAATAGCTCACCAGCTGTACCGGGCCATTTCTTAAAGGAGCAAAGCAATGATTAAGAAATTCTTAGTCACGGAGGTTAACTTTCACGGTTGCGCAGGCGACCAACATACCATGGTCCCCAGAGACATTGGCAAGATCCGCAGGGGTGAGGGTGGAGGGTGGCTGCACCCTCAACTCCACGAAGTTTACTTCGACACCGAGGAAGAGGCCGTTAAGGCCATCGAGTCCTGGGGATTCAACAAAACCTTTTACTCCATCATCACCATCTACCGTAAGGAGTCCTAGCATGAGTCGGTATCTCGCCGTGCAGTACGGAGAAATGCCTGTGTACCGCCTTACTAAAGAAGGTATGGACAGAGCAACTAAGCAACACCAACACCTTTCAACAGGAGCAAAACCCATGAAAGCAAAGTACATGGTCGCACACGACCTTAATGGCCAGATTCGCTGGTCCGAGTCAGTAACCGATGTCCTGCCCAGGGCATACGTTACGGTCTACATGCCTATTGCCGGCTGGAAGTCAGTCCTCTTCGTCCTCGATGAGGAGTATGGTTTCCACGAACCGTGGCAAACAGGAGACTTCGGCTATGCCACCAAGGCCGAGGCCATCAAGGATGCCTGGTCCTGGGCACAGGCAGAAGAGCTTCCCCTGATCGACTTGAGTCCTGGCGAAGCCGAGGACGCACCCGATAAGTCGGTCATCGAGCAGTTGCTTGAGATCATCCCCGACGCCACCGTCGTTACCCTGGATTCCAAGCAAACCTGTTACCAGTGTGAAAAGGAAGTCGACTGGCTGGCGCCCGACAGCCGTTGCGGCGACTGCACAGGTTACACACCTGATACCGTCTAACCTTTCCCCATTACCCGGGGGCTACCAAGCCCCCGGGTTCCACCCTAAAAATTTGGCGACGTAACCCCCAACCCAGAGACGGCGCTGCGCTGCCGCCTCTTGCTCCGCCCCCCGCGGTGGAGCTGCGGGGATCGTCGCAGCGTAGCCACGATGCGCTGCGCGTCATCGTCGCTCCGCTTCAAAGTCACCTTGCGGTAGAGCTGCAAGGTGACTTTGGGTTGCGCCTTCGGCGCGATGTTACGTTGGGTGGTATATGGGGAAATGGTTTCTTCATAACCCATGTTCCACGTACAGCGGATCATGCAACAACGTGACCTTAAGGAGGTTATGACCATGGCAGCAAAAGCCACTGCAAAGAAAGTTCGCCCTGCCCGCAAGGCAGATTCAGACCACTTGACCGCGATCGACAAAGATTCGCCGGTGGTTACCCCCTCTACAAATCCCGCACACAGCGCGATCGACAGCGTTACCGAAGTCATCTCCGGTTTCGTTGCTAAGATCTCGGATGATATCCGGCGCTCTATCGTGTGCGAACGGATTGGTAATCGGATGTTCGCTCTCGCACTGCCCCAGTTGAAGTCGTTCACGTTCAACCCGACCAACCTGGTTGCAGGCTGCAAGGCGATTGCACTCCGTGACTTTGGTTTGCGCATGCACGGTAAGAGCGAGTATGTGAATGCCAAGAACAAGGACGAAACTCGGGAGTCGCGTCTTGACGCAGCAATCGAGGATGCCTTGAACTTCCAGCTCAGCATGACTGCGCGGCCTACCCAGGCCAAGAAACGCAGGTCGGCTCTGGATATGGCGACGGCCGAGGAAGCTGAACAGGCACGAGTTATTGCCGAACAGCGTCGGATTCGTTGGAATAAGAAGCACCGCCCGACCTTCCACGGTTTTCTGGATGGTGCTCATCTCGATGTCCAGGTCGCCGACGAGTCGGAATTCGACAGTGACTTCGCAGCCGTTGTGCTCGAGGCCGCCATCGATGCAACTCACATCAAGTTGATGGCTGACGTCGTCCGCTGCGATGAACTCTTTCAGCAGGCCGAGGAAGACTCGGACTGGGAGAGTGAGTGCGACAACAATCTGTACCTGGCAGAGGTCGACTTGACCGACTTCCGCGATGCAGCTGCTCAACTCGGTGTTGAACTGCGCGATCGTACCCCCTCATCCTTGACTAGCAAGTAGTCAAGCATCACAGGCCATCTTGGGACTTGTTCCTGAGATGGCCTTTTTTAATTCGGACGTAACGCCGTCCTTTTTCGAAAATCTCCATCGAATTTTTTGCGTATATGGAGAACTAGATCGCTACAATGCAGGTAACAACTTAATCGTTGGAACTCACGACGCTCCGTTGTCACTTACGACTTAGCCAAAGTCAAAAAACATGCCAAGACAGACATCAACACTATTTATCAGTCTGTAACATATATAAGTCACTTTTTAAGTCTCAATTTACTCAGTCATTTAGAGACTCTAAATCATTGATTCAATGTGACTTTGTTACCTGGCTCCAGGCTCTAAGTTCATCCAGCTTTAGCTTTAAAGCTTTGGTTTAAAAGAGGTTTAAGCTCATGGAGCTTAAAACTCTTTGCATTGGGGCATGTTTGCACCGCCATGTATATTTACCCCATTTATCTTTTTTTTTAAATACTTTACTACCTTTTTTAGGTTTCATAGATCATAATAGCTAGTATGTAAAGTATTTGAAGCGCTGTAGCCCCGTTCTCCACGTAAATCAGCAACTTAATCACCATCTGGAAGTCCAAATGCACAAAGAATTTTCAACATACTACCCTGAAACCCCGCTTTTACGCCGTAACATACGCGGTTCAAAGCCTATCGGACTACCTTTCTTCCCTCCCAATTTGATCGAGAATCTCCATCGAAACAGGGAAACTGATCCTGATATGTACAAAGCCCAGGATCGCTCAGAGCACATCGGAGACTGCTGGTTGCAGACGCCCGATCCCCAGCTCCTTGAAACCTGGTTCAACGATTCCCAGTCCACTGGTAGACCGATACCAATGGGCACGGTTACGGCTCACACACCCACTCAGCGCATGCTCAAGCAAGGCCATAATCACCTGATCGAAGGTTTCTGGCTCCTCATTTACCAGTACCCTCATCACTTCATCCATCTGAAATGGAAACGCGGTAACGCGTTCGAAGCGCTGCTCAGCCCAAAAGTGAGAAACCTGCCGCGCTATGAGCTACGTCACAGGTGTCCAGCCTTGCGCGTCCACCGTGGCACCGTCATGAGAACACAACAGACACAGTTCCTCGGTTACGACACCCACGTACTGGGACGATGCGCCAACCCTGCTCACTTATACCTGACACAGGAAGCGTTCCCCATAAAGCAGATCCACAAAGAATACGAGTTCAACCTTGATGCCTTTGGCTCGAGAGAGTTTGAGAATGCCTTGCCACGTACCCGGAACCACATCCGCAAACTGACAATGACTTCGAGAACCCCGGCGAAGAGCACTGCGAGTTACTTACACTCCGCACGCAGCACCAAGGACGAAGGCATCGGACTGGCAGCGGCGGACCTGGTAGAGGTTACGGAGTTACTCCACCACCAGGTGCTCGTGCCGCAACAGCAGTACTGGCACGACACATGGATGGGCTCCGAGGAGACCAAGTCATTACTAACCACGTACGGGGCCGCGCGCCGTTGGTTATCGGCTAACCGACTGGGCGGTCGTCTAGCTCAGTATCCGCAGTGGTTCCAGGACCACGTTATTCGCCTCAAAAAGGAGGACACTCAATGATTATTGAAGCAGGCGCACTCATCGTAATGGGTTTCCTGGCGCTGGCTCTCAAGTTGCCTCGCCATCAGGTTCTCATCCTTCTTAACCACCCGTTAAAGGTCGACTTAACAGCCTCGTGGCTGGCATTCGTCCTGCACGGCGGTTCAACCTTCACCGGTGGAATGTCAGCGACCGTCGCTGGCTTGGCCATGTCTGCTCTAACGACCTTCGGGCGCTGGGCAGTTGGCTACATCGAAATAGAGGAAGGTTATTACACATACAACCAAGGGCAAGTCGACTGGCTGCGGCCGAAAGACATTGCCAAATGGAACCGAGGTTCTCGGAAACTCCGTCGCAGATGCAATGAAAATTACTGCAGAACCCGAGGACTACGCCATGCCTAAATCTCAATTTCCCCGCCCTCGTAAGATGTCATGGAAAGCTTTTATCAAGCAGTCCTTGACGCGACCGAAGTTAGGACACTGGTCGGACATGTGCCTGGCACCCGTCGACACCTTTCTTCTGGTCTACTGCGAGGCCAGCCGTGCTTACTCTTTCTACGAAGGCCAGGCGATCGGGATCTGTCTCGAACGCCCCAGCAAAGTAACAGGGAAGATGGAATACGACTGGTATCTGGTCGGTAAAACCGACAAAGATGGGATCTTTAATTACACACCCTGTAACCCGCATTGGTGGATGCCGCT